CAGGGCATCATGCAAAGCCCGGTGGTCCGCGAAGTGGCCAATATTCCTCAGGATCAGGTCATCCTGACATGCGTTGCGCTCGGATGGCCCGACGAGGACTTCGTCGCAAACTCGGTCGTCTCACGCCGCCGCCCGGTGGAGAACGTGACACGGTTTTTGGGGTTTGAGGACTGAGGGCTTAAACAAGCACCAGGAGCGTGAACTGCCGCGTCGTCGTACCTTTGATGGAGGTCAGCCTTTGATGTGGGCGCAGCAACCGAACATGTGGTGGGGATTTTGGCAGGGCTCCTTGCTACGAGGGCCCACTATTTCGGCCTATCCCTGTTTTTCCCGTGGTCAGGACATTTTGCTCTTGCCCGCAAAACACTGATGATCTAATCCCTGTCTCCAGTCGGAGCGTAGCGCAGCCCGGTAGCGCACTTGTCTGGGGGGCGGGGTCCCCTGATCCGATTAATTTCATTATTTCATAGTCTTATGCGTGATTGCTGTTGCGGTGGTGGGGATTTGCGTGGGGATGTTTGCGGCTGAGGCGGCATCCATCCGGCGCTTGGCGTCAGCGGCGGTCACGTGGGCGTAGCGCATCGTGGTTTCCACACTTGAGTGCCCGAGGATGATCTGCAGTGCCCGCATGTCGCCGGTGGCGCGCAGGAAGCGCGTGGCGAAGGTGTGGCGCAGATCGTGAAAACGGAAGCTCACCACGCCAGCTTTTTTGCATGTCCGTTCGAAATGGCTTTTCAGCGCCTCGGCTTCCACCGGGGCGATGTCGCCGCGGGCATGATGAATGGATCCGCGCCGGATGACATGGGTAAAGGCTCGCGCGTGCGCGCGAGGCATCGGCCATAAAAGTGCGCGCAGCGCATCGGACAGCGGCACATGCCGGGTCTTGTCGCCCTTGCCGGTGATGACGATGTATTCGCCGTGCCAGTCGATATGCCGCCATTCGAGATCCAGGCACTCGGCCATGCGGCAGCCCGACAGCAGCGAAAAGCGGGCAAGCTCGCGATAGCCTGGCGTCAGCTGCGCAAACAGCGCCGCCTCCTCGTCGGTCGAGAGTTCGCGCACCACCTCCTGCGGCTCGCGCAGCATGTGGTTTTTCCAGGCGATGCGCGGGGTGGTTTGCTCCCACACATCGCGGGCGCGGGTGAGCACGGCGCGCAGCCGCGCTGTCGCCGTGCGGTTGACAGTGGCCGGCGCCACGCCTTCGCCCCGGCGTTTGGCCACCATGGCGGCCACTTCCTGATTTGTGATCGATGCGATGAGCCGCGTCTTGCCGAAGTGGCGCTCGAGCCAGGCGAGATCGGTCAAGGTGCTGTCAGCATTGGCGTGGTGCTGGCCGACTTCGGTCCAGTAGCGCGAGACCGCAGCACCGACGCTCAGTCCCTGGCTTGGCTGGCCTGCTTGCTCGCGGGCTTGCGTCCTTGCTGCTTCCTTGAGCCGGGTTTCAGCGCGTTCCGCTTCGCGTTTCGACGTTGCGCCAGTATTTCCTGAATATCGGTGACCCCGGAGAGTGAAGTCATAGGACCATGTGTCTTGTCCCGGCCGTTTCCAGATCGACATTTGCGCGCTCCCACATAGGCCTCAAGGTCGGCCGGATCGAACCGCCGGCGCGGCCGCTTGTCGCCGGCGCCCACCTCGACATAGATGAGATGCCCGCGCGCGACGATCGCGCTCAGCGTGTCGACCGATATTGAAAGAAAGGCCGCGGCGTCCGCCGGTGTCAAGAGCGGGGTCATTTCGGAGGCACCGGGTCTTGCTGCATCTCAATCTCCACGCCAAGAGCGCCAAGCTGTTCGCCGGCGTCCTTGCGCATGGCCTCGACGGTCTCACTGGCCAGCCGCTTGAGCAGTTTCTCGCCATGCGGGGTGAGGATGATCTCGGCCTGGTTGCCGCCGGTGCCGACCATCAGCCGCATAGGCCCTTCATCAATCAGCGCCAGCATGGCATTGGCCTGTTTCAGCCGGTCCGCTTGTGCTCGCGCTGTTTCGATGTCTGCGAGTTTCATCGTCTCCACCTCCTCAATAGCGCATCGCGGTGGGGCAGTAGGTCGACAGCCGGTCGCGGAATTCATCGGCTGCTCTGGCGATGGGCCAGATTTTAATGCGGCCGCGGGTTCTGATTGGCCGCGCGGTTTCGACGGCCGCGCCCCAGGAGAGCTGCGAGGGGACCAGCAGATGCGCCCGTTCGGTGGCCAACATGCGGACGTCATAGTCTTTCACGCGGGCGAGGATCTGGCGCGAGGGAAACGGAATGCGGGCGGCTTTGAATATCAGCCGGTCGAGCAGCATTCCGGCCTCGCTGAAGGCAAAGCGGATGGCTTCGGGGTCATGCCCGGCGCAAGCGGCGATATCGGCCAGAAACCGCTGCGCCGGCGTTGTGGTGTCGCCAATCACATATTCACGGCCATCGTGCAGCAGGCAGATGGCCGCAAGATGCGCATCGCCGGTTTCCTGCTGGGCTGCGTCGCACATCAGCACCGAGTGCTGCGCCACGCTGTAAACGCCGCCCGGCACATGGCCGGCAAAGCGGCAGAGCCGCGCCAGCGCTTCGGCTACATCGCCATGCAGGTCGATTTCGCCGCTCAGTCCGCCTGCACTCAGCAGCAGGGTCTTGCCGGAGATGGTGGGGATGGTGTTTTTCCCGGCCTGGCGCGCGTTCATTTCGAAAGCTCCGGGCCTGACGGAAGGTGAGCGCCCGTGCGGGTGGAGGCATCGAATGCCGCATAGAGCGCCAGCGCGATGGCAAAGCCCAGGGCCAGAGCCAGCAGAGCGGGCAGGGCGCCGGGGCTTGGCTCGCGCGCTGGTGGGGCGAAGCCGGACGATTGGTGGTTTTCAGCCGACCGGCGGCGACAGGAATTGGTAGCATTCCCGTCCGGCATCTTAAGAAGGCTGCCGGCTGACGGTGCGGCGTTGTTTGCCGTTGACTGGTGCATATTGGTTTCCTTGCCATCAGAAAACCAATATTTGCGATAATCGCAATTTATGTCAATCCTAATATCGCGATATTCGCAAAAAAAGAAATGGCGTAGCGAACTCTACGTACTATCGTTTGTTTAGGTGAGAGCGGTCATTCGTTGGTAGTGTCTCAGTTTGAAATTCAATCTCATTCTTGTCGCATAGCCAACAAATTCCTATATGCTTAGCGTAAAGCATGGGGAACTGTATGTTTGCAATTGGCGTTTTGTTTGTATTCGGAATTGGCTTCGCGCTCATGATTCTGCTCCCCATTCCACAGATAGGTTTCCTTTGGTTTCTTCTGGGGGGAATTATCTGGGTCAAATTTGACAATTTCGTCAAAAAGAATCGGGCTGATAGCAGTGAGGATGATGGCCTGCCCCCAAGGGGTGATCCGGTTTCAATGTTAGTGCATGCTCGGCCTGACCGCTACCGCCAGAGTTGAAGTCGGCCCGTTTTCGCGAGGCCAAACGTTGGCTTCAGGTGCCGGTGGTTTGTAGTTCAGACGAACCGAGCCAGCTCTCACACTGTTCGCTATCATCAGCTGGTGATGAAAGGAGTACTCACTTGGAACAGGAATTTGATGGAAAACGGCTAACAATTGAAGAAGCGATAAATCTGGTAAAAAGCCACGGCAATGAAATCGCACGGTCTACATTTCGAGCTGAAATAGAATTCTAAAAGTAAGAATTTGGCGATTCAATAACACGAATTTCACCAATCTTTTTGCGACTGACATTTGCGACATCTAACCCATTGAAACCACAGACAAAAAAAATCGTTGCAAAAATCTTCCTTTTTGCAACGGCTGGTTACAACTTGCAGAGTGAATGAGGCTCTTATGAAAAACTGCCATCCATACTTTGCCATTGGCATATCGACGCTCTTTTTTTCTCTCGCTTCAATCGCCTTCGCCTCTGTACCTATCGTACCTTCTGGGCAGTCTTTCATGTGCACCCCCACCCATGTTTGGGATGGGGATGGCCCCATTTGGTGCCAAGAAGGCCCTCACGTGCGGCTTGCGGGCGTTGCAGCGCGCGAAATGGATGGAACTTGCAATCGCAATCAACCCTGTCCCCGAGCGAGCGCTGAAGCTGCTCGGGATGCGTTGGTTGCGCTGGTGGGAAATCCTACAGGAGTAAGTCGGCATGGCCATATCCTTGTCGTTGGACCTACTATGCGTTGCCACTCGGATGGTTCTGCTGGAGGCACCCGAACGGCGGCATGGTGTGTGTCGCCAAAGAGTGGGGATATTAACTGCGCAATCATACGCGGCGGTTGGGCGTTGAAATGGGACCGTTATTGGAACAAACATCGTTGTTCGTAAAAAACGGAGCTGCTTCGCAGCTCTCAGCAAGCTATCCATCCATTTTGCAACGGTTTTTGTGGGTCAATGAAGACAATTGCTTCGCTGTCGCAAAACCTTGTTGCAAATCTCAAGGGCACGATTGATTTTGCCGCAGACCAGCCATTTGCTGTGGATGACAGGATGGTCGCTCAGGGGCCGTAACCTGTCAGGCAGCTTGTTGGAACGAACTCGGGAAAGCAGACGTTCCGCGTTGACAGGCGCGGCGTCATCTTCGGCCCGAAGCTGCCATTGATCAAAGACTCTGCGAACGGCTGGCCTGAGTCCTTTTCTACCAAATTGATCACGCCGCCAACTGGATAGTTTGGTGGATACGTGACACGCCAAATTGGCCCAGTGCCGTCACTTTTTCATGAGTGCAGGTGCCAAGGAATTCTCAAGTATCGTGACCGGTAACGCAAACGGTGAGTCAGTCGCTTGGCGATGCGGCGCGGGCAACTTTCCTGCAATCGAGCAAATGGACACGCTTATCTGGGCCGAGCGTTTTTACTCGGGGCTTTTTGCGTTCGAGTGTTGACACTGTCGACACAGTTAAGTAGAAAATCAACATTGCTATGTCAAAAACCTACAAAGGAAGACCCAATGAAGACTCTTGGATTTTGGAATAACAAAGGTGGGACAGGTAAAACCAGCCTGTCATTTCAGTCAATATGTTCGTTTGCGACTCAAAACCCGCAGTCGAGAATCTTGGTGTTTGACGTATGCCCTCAAGCAAACCTCAGCGAGCTATTTCTTGGTGGTCAAGAAAACGATGGAGGCAAGCACCTTCTAACGTTGCACGGTGAGATAATTAGACGCTCACTCGGGGGATATTTCCAGGATCGTTTACCTAAGCCCTTCGACAGCACTGGAATTTCACCAACAAACTACATCTCGACGCCAAGTTACTTCAACTCGAAAATACCAGGGAACATTCGCTTAGTCGCTGGCGATCCTCTACTTGAATTACAATCGAACGCCATATCCACTCTTGCTAACACTCAAATTCCCGGAACGAACAGTTGGGCTGCAGTTGCAAGCTGGGTGAGAGACTTCATAACCGCCTGCGACAATGACTTCGACTATTGTTTCATCGACATGAACCCGAGCTTTTCGATGTATACGCAAATTGCGATCGCGGCATGTCAACGTTTGGTTTTGCCAGTGACAGCTGATGATTCATCGCGCCGGGGAATTCAAAATGCGATAAGTCTTATTTTCGGCATGAAGCTGCCGTCGGAAATATATGCCCAACACAACTTCCATACCCGGATGTCCGAAGCAAAAATCCCGTTGCCCAAAATCCATATGATCGTAAAAAATCGGCTGACTCAATACGTTCGCGTGGCAAAGGGTTATGCGGCGGTACTCGATGGAATCGATAGTGATCTGAGCGCGATTCACAAAGATCGCCCCGACTACTTCACTTTCGCCGATCCCAAAGACGGCTTGATCGAGGTAAAGGACTTCCAGACGGCGGGAGTGGTGGCTTTCGCTCGCGGCACACCTTTCTCAACAATGTCGGCAGGCACGCTTAGCGTGGCATCACAACGAGTACAGGTTAATGCCCCGCAATTAAAAGAAAACCAAATAATCATTGATGAATTGGCTAGGCGTTTATGGTGATGGTCGAATAAAGTTCGCTCCGCCTGCGCTGTAATGGCCGTTTCTCAGTATCTTTGAATGACCGATCTTGGCACGTTTTGTCTGTGAGAGGGATGTCGCAATTCGAATACCGACGACATCCCTCTGTAGTGCCTTTCTCCGCATAGCTGCTGTTGGTGCAATCCGCAGTGAATGACCGCTTCCCGCCCTGTCAGGACCTTAGTGCGAAGCGCAGCGAATGGCTGCTTATGGACGCTGGGTTCAAGATCGCGAACGACCGAAACGGGGGCGCGGAGCAGCCGTTCAATGGCAATCGGCCGGATGTCCGGTTAGGGCCGAAATTCTATTGGATCTAAAACGAAGGTTAGCCCCGAAAAGGGCGAGCGTCGTTTCTGTTATGAGGCGGAGGCCTTGGCGGCGGGTCGGCGTGCGGCGCGTTGAGTAGACTGAGATAGTTTGTCACCCACTCGACCGAAGCCTAGGTTTTGACGCCCCCATTTTCGCTTTTCGTGCGTTGCTTACCTATGCGCCGCAGCTGATTAGCGCGGATGGTTACATATATCTCGCCGACCCAATCAAGCTCTTGATTTTCAATCGGGTGGTCATTCCATGACTCGAGCGTGTAGCCGCGGGTTCCGCGGCGGATCGTTTTGAGGAACCGCCGGCCATCCCCGGTGCGCACCGCTGCTTCTTCTCCCAAAAACGAGTCGGTTGCGCGCTTCTGTGACCGCCACACAATGATGACGTCGCCTTCGTCGTACCGGGGCAGCATCGATGTGCCGCGCACCTGGAAAGCAATCATGTCGTCGGGGACAGGGATTGCGAGTTTGATCTGGTCGAGGCCTTCGGGGGGCGTCTGTTCGAAATCGGGTTCGATCTGCGCGCCGGCGCCGACATATCCCATGAGGGGAACAGGCATTTCATCTCCGGTCTCATGGCGTGCGCCGTAGGCTGCGAAGAACTCCTTCATACTTTCGAGCTCATGGGCTTTGATCTCGCGCATTTCTTTCTTGGAATCGAGATTGGCCATCCGCGTGATCGCATCCGGGCGGACACCCAGATGCGTTGCCAGGCGTCCTTTGGCGCCGTGACCAAGAGCCTCGAGGTTTTCGTTCAGCCATAGGCGGATTGTGTGCTGTGGGTCGCTCATGGCGACATAATTGCGATCTACGCGAATATTCATATCGCGAACTTCGCAAATATGGATTGACATAAATCGCGAAAATCGCAAATATGTGCCACATGAACACAGACTATCTCGAACCGGCGCGTACTGTCATTGGAAAGATCGGCACCCACAGGGTCGCCGCCGTCACTGGCAAGCACGTCTCTCGCGTTTATCGTTGGATGTATCCGAAGTCCCGCGGTGGCACCGGCGGACTGATTCCTCAGTCCGACATGCCCGCGTTGCTGGCTTACGCGATCGAGAACCAGATCGATCTCTCCCCAGCCGAGTTTTTTCCTGCGGTTCCGCCGTTCGAGTTGATCGCAAACCGGCCGAACAAATTTGATGGGCCGACCGATCCCTCCGGCGGACTGGCCGGCGACGGGTGCAAGCCTGAGGTCACAAGCGATCCCGATCCGATAACCGTTGCCTGTTTCTCCGCACTGGCGAAACGGGCGGCGGAGCTCGAGCCGGATCCTCCGCCGGATGGCTGATGTGTCTTGCATGGAACCTCCCTTTCGCCGGGTCCTCAACCTCCCGGATCTGGCGGCAGGGGCGGCGGGTCCAAAACCGTTAAGGACGAGGTCCTGCCGAGCTTGTTTGAACCCAGTGTGACGGGCCTGAGCTGCCCGGTCACGGAAGGAAACCGGGCAAATCTTTCCCGGGAACAAAGGATTTTTCGATGCGCGCATCGACTGAACAGGAACGTATAGCGCTGAAATCTGCGGTTCGGCTGGCTCTGAAGCTGGCCGGTGGGCCGGAGCGGTTTTCCCATGTCACCGCGGTCAAATGCCCGGAGCTGTCGAAATATGCCTCGGCCTCGGAGGATCGGCAGGCGCGCATTGATGTGGCGCTGGAGCTCGACCGCGAGGCCGGTGCGCCGGTGGTGCTGGGCGAGATGGCGCGGCTGCTGGGCTATCAGCTCGGGCAGGGCGACCGGCGCGACACCACGGCGGCAACGTTGGCCGACGCTTCACGCGTGGCGCGGGAATGCCTCGATGTCTTCAATGTGGTGATCGAAGCGCTGGCTGACGGCCGCATTGATGCTGCCGAGGGCAGGGCCTGCCGCCAGCAAATCGCCGAAGCCATCCGCGAACTGGCTCAGCTCGATGCGCGCATTGCAGGGGTGATGTGATGGGGGTGGGTAGTGCGCTTTGGTATGGGGAAGGATTAGCGGAAGGGGCCGGTCTCGTTCTAGATGGGCAATCTTTGGGATGGGTCTTTGGCTTCCATCGATTGCAGCAGAAACCTCAGAAGATTTTCATTTTCGCAGGTTGGAGGGTTGTCTGTAAAGTAATAAGACTTGCTGACAAAATCCTTTATGTTGCTTTTTGTGTATTTAAGCATGAAGCCGCCAAAAATTGTTCCGCTGAAATCGCATTTTCCAAAATAATTCTGCGAAAGGGCGTATACGTCGCACTGTTGGAATTCGCAATTTGTGAAATTACAATTAGCGAAGTTATTTGCCAAT